TTGCAATCAGAGCAAATGGTAGCGATAGAGAAGTTCACTATCATTTCTACACACCAAATCAAAAGGTAATTAAGGATTTTGAGGTTATAGATGTTGGAGGAGTTTGAAAGTGCCAACTGATACTTCTGTGTTTCTATCAACAGCCGGTAGCGCTGTTGGAATGAGCTTTCTCATAGAAGCTCTTAAAGGATCTAATTGGTTTCCTTGGTTAACAATGGAAACTAAAAATCTAAATCGTATTGTAGGTATTATTACTGCTGGATTGATTACAGTTGGAATTCATTTTACTTGGACTGAATCTACTGGTGATACTGCTGGTATTCTTTCTATTGCAATTCCAACAATTCCAACATTTGCACATGGTGTTTGGACTTGGTTTACTACATGGGCATTTCAGCAATATGCTTATAGGGTTGCTGTGAAATCATGAATTCTGACAAATGACAATTTTCTCTCAAGAGAATCTTGATAGGATAATAAAAGAGACACTACCACCAACTCTTCCTCCTGGTAAAACAGGAGCATTAGTTGGTACAGTTGATATGTCTGGTGCTCAAGTAGTTGTAGGATATAATTTTAATGATACATGGAAAGTTACTGGTGCGTTTAGACATGATTGGTCAGGTAATAATGAAGCTGTCGCTAGCGTTATAGGTTATTTTTAAAATGATTACAGTAAAGGCTACTCGTGAAGGACTTCTTGGGCAAAAGACTTCAGTTGGATGGAGAATAAACAATTCCACTCCATTTGTAGCGTTGCCATCTGGGGCTGCATTAAGGCAGTGGGTTGTTGTAACTAATCCGCTTAATAATAAGTCAATAGCGGCATTAGTATTAGATATTGGTCCTTGGAATGAGAATGATGATGCATATGTATTTGATCTTAGTGGTAAGACTAGGCCACAGGCTGAATCTGGTATTGATACTTTTGGTAGGAAGACTAATGGGGCTGGAATAGATTTAGGAGAGAAAGTCTGGAATCAGCTTGAAATGACAGACAATTCCTCAGTTAGTTGGAGATTTCTAGTGCCTTTTGGAGGAGATAAATAAGAATGCCATCACAACTAGCTGCAATGTCGGGTGTTCCATTTCTATTACAGGATGCTCAAACTACTGGAAATGGAAATGTATTAGCTATCCCTCCTTCATTTAGGAATCACACTTTTATTATTAAAGGAAATGGAGCTATTGGCGCTGGTGCTATTCAATTAGAAACAGCTGATGAACCGGATTATGCTGGAGTATGGGCAGCAATACCTAAACCGGATGGAACAGCATCAACTCCTATAACAGTTGTTTCATCTGCTGATGTAATATTTACTTTTTTTGGTGTATTGAACTTTGTTAGGGCTAGAATTTCTACTACAGTAACTACTACTACTGTCACCGTCACCTATAGAGGCGCTAAGTCCTACTAGCTAAACATAAACACATGAAGAGAATTAACTGTCCAATCGCTGCATCAGATGGAAACCCTTTATCAGTTGATACAACACCAATTGCGGCTTGGGCATGGTTAGATTCATCACCTATAGTATTAGTCCCTATTGAAGCACATATGCAGATGAATGCGTTTCTAGTACTAGGACTTCCAAATGAAATACCAGCAGGAATGGGATTAAATTATGAACTAGTAGTGGCAGGTTGTGAAACTTATCAAGGACGTGCATTAACTACACTTAAGAATGATGGAGATATACAACTACAAAATCCTGAAGATAAAGGGAGCTACACTATTTGGTTAAAGGCGGGTAACAACCCTTTTCGTAAGTCTGTAATCCAACGAGAAGTTTCGTTAGCTTCATTAGTTGTTCCTACTGGTAAGAAATATTTTAGACCTTATGGAACAGCAATGGAAAGATTTACAGTAATAGGGTGTAGTGACTTTAATCTTTATAGCCGATTTTTGAAAAATGAAGATATAACTCCAGTTCTAGAACAACGCCAAGCGTTAGGTTATAATCTAAAAAGAATTTGGAGTCTTTATAGACAGATAGATGGAATTGGAAGTTTGACATTACAAGACCATCCTGAGCTATACGAACGGCTTCCTGAGTTTGCTTCTCTTAATGCAGGATATGGTAGTTATATAGAGCTAACTGCTTACTTAGGTAGGATAAATGGAGTATTAGACATAAACCATTGGAGTAGATTAGTTGAAGCAGTGAAGGATTGTCCTAATATAATACTTGATTTTGTAAATGAGAATGATGCTCAACATGATCCAAATGATAGAATGGATACAAATCCTTATTCTAAGTCTCCATATAATCTGAGTAGTCATGGTTCAAATGGTTCTCAATCTTATCCTGTGGAACCATTTTGGGACTTTTCTACAGTTCATTTTAATGATGCTTTTGAGTGGTGGCGCAAAACTGGTCATAACTCAAGGGAGATTCCTGGCTGTGTCGTCGCGGACGAGAATACAAGATGTCCTGATAAAGATAGCTCAATAATTCATTATTATGATTCAGCTAGAGCAGCAGCTTATCTATGTGCTGGTAGTGTATTTCACTCTGTACATGGTAAGTTAAGTTTAAAGTGGCCTGATGGCCCAGAGTTAAATTGTGCTATAGCTCATGCTAATGGTGCTATGAGTGCTAAATTAGAATTTCAAGATGGTACATATCTTCATCACCCTGAAATGGAAATTCCAGGAAAAGACTTACGAGTTTATGGAATGAAGCTTTCTGATGGTCGTGAAGAAATCATAGAGATTAGACTTTAAATGCCAATCTCTCTAACTAATGGTATTGAAAGTAAAGATCCCGGTAATGGCTTTCAAGAAGATTATATTCGTGACAAGAATATTAAACCACATGCTGTTCAAGAACAATTACTAACTCTTCCAGATCAAATCTTTGAGGCTCTTTATGGAGGAGCCGCCTACGGTGGGAAGAGCTGGATATTAACATTACTTCCACTATTTAGAGGTTTTTATAAGTTCAGAGGATATAAAGGAATTATCTTCCGTCGTAAGTTTCCAGATCTCGAACGTGAGATTATACGTCTAAGTAAAGAATACTATCCAAAAACAGGAGCTAAATATAATGAACAAAAGCATAGCTGGGAATGGCCAGAGTTTAATTCCTATCAGGATTTTGGTCATGTACAGCATGATTCTGATATTGTTATGTATGACTCTTCCCAGTATAACTATTGTGCATTCGACGAGCTTACTCATTTTTCTGCCCATCCTTATCATTATATGGTTGGTAGCCGCGTTCGTCCTAGTAGTTCATTTAATGTAGCTATTGCTCGAAGTGGAACTAATCCTGGTGGGATTGGACAGACATTTGTTTATAATAGATTTGTACGACCATATGAAGATGGTTTAAAAGTTATACGTGATACATCTACTGGACTTCTCCGTATATTTATACCCGCGAAAGCGGAGGATAATCCTTATGGAATGGAATATGATCCATTATATGTTAAGAAACTTGAGATACTAAAAGCAGTTTCTGAGGCTGAGTATAGAGCAAAGAGATATGGAGATTGGCACGCCTATAAAGGATCTGTATTTACAACTTTTAGACCTATACGATTTCCGGGCGAGCCAGATAGTGCATTGCATGTTATTAAACGGTTTCAGATACCTGAATTATGGCCTCGTATTCTGTCAATAGATTGGGGTAAAAAAGCAATGTGTTATGCAATGTGGGGAGCCGTTGCTCCAAATCATAAAGTTTATATTTACAGAGAGCGTGCTTGGTATGGAAGAGATATCCCTTATTGGGCTAGTGAAATAAGATTGATTCATAATGAGAATAATGAAACTCCAGTTCATACAGTATTATGTGGTAGTGCATGGCAGAGTAGAGGTGGAGAGTTAATTGCTGATGAGTTCCAGAAGTATTCAGACTTGGTTCCAAGTAGCTCAGAAAACACTCCGGGAAGCCGCGTAGCAGGCTTGCAATTGATTCATGATTTTCTAAGATGGGAGAAGAAGACTTCTCTCATATCAAAAGAGAAATTTTATGATATGCAAATAGCTCAAGAGATATATAGAAATTATGGACCAGCAGCTCTAGAGAATTATAAGAAGAAATTTTATGATGAGTCTGATGAAGATAATCTTCCTATTTTACAAATTTTTGAGAATTGTAAAATTCTAATTGATACAATTCCAATGTGTATATATGATGATAAAAAGATTGAAGACATTGCTGAATTTGAAGGAGATGATCCAATAGATGATCTTCGTTACTTTTGTAAAGCAGCTAAGAGATTCATTGCTGGAGAAATAGGTCATCTTGATATTGCCTCTAAGAAACAAGAGGCTATTGATCATTTACAAGTGAGTGGAGATATGACTTCTTTTTATCGCCAAATGGAGATGATAGAGAAACAAGATATGACAACATTAAATGATTGCATTCCTGTCAGTAGAAGAAGTCGCTTTGCAAGGTTAAGACACTAATGAAAGCTATAAAAAATATTTCTTGGTTGGCAGGTATATTAGAGGGAGAAGGTTCATTTTCTTGTGATGATAATGGAACTAATGCTGTAATAAAAGTAGGTATGACTGATAAAGATGTTATTGAGAAAGTAGCTATGGTAGTAAATTATAATGGTAAAATATGTGAACAAGCGCGTGAAGGATTTAAAATTATGTATATAGTTCAATTATATGGTAATGAAGCTATTCAATGGATGATGACCATTTATAGTTTAATGGGAATTAGGAGAAAAGAGAAAATTAAATCTATTTTAATTTTATGGAGAGAATATGAAAGAAAATATAGAACAGTTTGTTTACGTGGTCATGAAGTAGTTGGAGATAATGCATACTTAGCTCCAGGAGACACTAATAATTTTAAATGTAAAGAATGCTTAAGCATTGCTAGCAAGAAAGCTTATGCAAAACATATTTCTACTGAAGGAAAGCAAAAGTCTATTGAGAAGATGTTAGCAAAATTACATAATATTAGTATAAATGAAGCTAGAAAACTTATTGAAAATGATAAAAATAATGTTCATTAGTCGCTTTGCAAGGAGAATGCATTGATTAGATTCATCTGTTTTCTCCTCGGCCGTCCTTATGAGACTTGCAAGTCATGTGAGACATTAAAAGAGCAACTAGCAATAGCTAACGAGGATAGACAACGGCTTACTGATACACTATTAAATATAATTAAGCCTAAAGAATACGAAGCTCCTCCTATAGAGATGAATCAAATTGCTCAAAGTTCTGCGTTGTTTTCACGCCGTCGTGCAGCTTTAGAAGCAAGAGATAGACAAGAAGCCCAAATATTATCTGAGAAGAAACATTTAGGTGTTCCTGATAAACTTAGAGATATTTCTGTAGAAGGTTTAGAAAAAGAACTTGGTGTCGAAGAAAAAGAAGGAGCTTGAAGAATGCCAAACACATCACCGGCTACTGTAACAATAACTGAGACTACTGGACCAGGATTATCTGTTAGTGCATTGAAACTTACTGATGTTGTAGGTATTGAAGTTGATTTTTTTAGAAATTGGTTGAAAGTAACGCGAGATGGTGCTGGTGGTATTCAATATTATGATTATTCAGCTCTTGCAACATTAACGTGGACTGTTTCTGGTGGCGTTACTACAATAGTTCTCTCTACGTAGTGTAGAAGTAGTGTAGAAGTAGAACATGCCAACAACTCCAGCTATCACAGCTACTGTTAAGATTACTGCAAAAGATATCAATGGAAATAATATAGCTAAACAGTTCGACTCTGTTTCATTTTTATTCTTTGATTATAATAAAGGTATGGTTCAAGTTACTGATGTTACAGGACAATTTTATTTCTCTCTTACTGCAATAACAACCCTGACTTATGTAATCGTTAGCGGCGTCGGTGGTGTTACCACTGTAGTGATGAGTTAATATTATGTTTAGTTCCAGTTCTAGCTTAGCAGTTTCTGAAAGTCCTAAACATGAGCCTAATAGACATAAGAGTAGTGGTCTCTTTAGAAGTAGCAAACAGCATATAGTAGAGAAGAAGATGTTTGGTAAGAAGTTTAAAGGAAAAGGTAAAGGAATGAAATCTCATTTTTCTGGAGATATGAAGTCTTCTGGGATCTCACCTAGTGTAGAAGAATTTGATAATATGATGTCGAAGATTAGTGGTTCTAGAAGTAATAAGAAGAAATCTATGTTCTCACGTAAGTCCTTTGGTTAGAAATGCCAGCCGTTAGCGGTCGTCAATATAAATTCATGCAAGCTATGAGGAGTGGAGCTAAGCCATATGGTGGTGGTGTTGGACCTAGTAAATCTGTTGCTGAAGAATTTATTCACAAGACACCTAAAAAGAAAAGATCAATGTTCACGAAGAAAAAATAATGCCTACAGAAATTGAGATTGCTTGGTTGGCAGGTCTACTAGAAGGTGAGGGATGCTTTATGATTCAGCATCATGCCTCACCTAGTATTCAGTTATCTATGACTGATTTAGATGTTGTAATTAAAGCAGCTAAAATTATGGAAATTAGTTTAGATAGAATTCATCCTAAAAGAGATAATCAACCTAATCATAAACCATGTTATGTTCTCAGATGTGATGGTCCAGAGGCTTTTATTTGGATGAGAGCTATTAGACCACATATGGGAGATAGGAGGGGAGCTAAAATAGATGAAGTTATATCTACTGTAAAAGCTGCTCGTCCTCATATCGATAAAGGGAGAGATGTTTGTCGTAAAGGTCATAGTATTAAATATTCATATGAATACTATGTTGGTTCAAGTGGTCAAAGACAATGTAAGAGATGTCTAGGAGTTACCCCAAGACAAAAGACTATAATTAAAAGTAATAATATAAAATTAATCAGTCCTTTTAATAAGGGAAAGATTGCATAATGAAAAATGATTTTGATGAAGACATTGCTACATTATTAAAAACAGTTAGTGATCATTTCATTCTGGAAGATCGCATGACCAGAGAAAGGCAAATACGTCATTGGAGAAGACTCAAGCTTTACTGGAATAACTTCTCTCAAATTTATTGGTCAGAGGTGGCTCATGATTACAGGATCTACAACAGGGACATCAATGCTACTGATACAGACCAAGACTATTATGATAAACCTATCAACGTCTTCAAAGCCTTTCTGGAAACTATTATTGCAGCCTTATCAATACAAATTCCAGCAATAAACTGTGTTCCTGATGATGCAGAGAATCCTCTTGATGCACTAACAGCTAAGGCTGGAGATAAGATATCTGAACTAGTCTATAAACATAATAATGTAATGTTTTTGTGGCTACATGCTCTTTATATTTATTGCACTGAGGGTATGATTGCTTGTTATAGTTATCCAAAAGAAGATAAATCTTATGGAACATATGATAAGCCTAAATATAAGGATGAAGAAATAAATGCTTATGTATGTCCTCAATGTGGTGCTAGACAGCCAGATGAACAATTCTCTGAAAATGAGTTATATGAATTTGCTCCAGGAGATGATGATGTTGATATTAAGAATACTCTACTTGGAAATAGTTCATCCTTACTAAACACAGATTTAGGTCCCTGCTCAAATTGCTCTATGTTCTTAGCAGATGAACAACGCTGTACTATTCATCAGCCTAATGATGAGATTAAGCCAGAAGATACGTGTGATTATCATGAAACAGGCCCTGTAGGAAGCGATGGAAGTTATCCTCGTGGTGAAACTAATAAAGAAGAATCTAACTACCGTCCATACAACGCTGCCGAAGGTAATGAAGAAAAAGGAGGACCAATCTGCTTTGAGTGTGGAGCAAGATTAGATCCTGAGCTAAAAAAGACTAAACTTGTTATTCCACGTCTTGTAGGAACAACGAAAGAACCAAAATCTAGAATTTGTCTAGAAGTTTATGGTGGATTATATATTAAAGTTTCTAATACTGCTAAAGTACAAGAAGATACACCATATCTAATATATTCATATGAAACTCACTATGCTAATGCTTTGGAGTGCTATCCAAACTTAAGAGAGAAAATTCCTCATGGAGGATGGTCTAATGTTGGAGTTAATGATCCTTATGAACAATATGGAAGACTGAACACACAATATCGTGGTGAATTTCCAGAAGAGAATGTAACAGTTAAGAATTGTTGGCTCCGCTGCGCGGCATTCAACGTGTTATCAGAAGAAGATTATAAGAAGTTAAAGAAGAGATTTCCCGATGGAGCTAAGTTTGTAATGGTTAATGATATTCCTGCAGAGTATGAAAATGAGTCATTAGATGATCATTGGACATTAACTGAGAATCCTATGTCTGACTTCTTAAACCATGATCCTCTAGGAGAATTGTTAACAAACATTCAGGATATTACTAATGATCTTATCTCACTAACTCTACAAACAATTGAACATGGAATTGCTCAGACTTATGCTGACCCAGCCGTTGTCAACTTTAATGCTCAACGTCAAATAGAGGCAATGCCTGGAACAATAACTCCTACTAAACCAGTATCAGGCACTAGAAATATTAGCGAGTCTTTTTATACATCGAAAACGGCTTCGTTATCTCCTGAAGTATTTAATTTTTATAGAATTATACAAGAACTTGGGCAGTTTGTTTCTGGTGCTCTTCCATCTATATTTGGTGGTAGTCAAGGTGCTGGAAGTTCTAGAACAGCATCTGAGTATGCAATGTCTAAAGGTATGGCTCTACAAAGATTACAGACTCCATATAGGATGTTGACTATTTGGTGGAAGGAAATATTTAGTAAGGTTATACCAATGTATATGAAAGAAATGAAAGAAGATGAGAGAGTAGTTGAGAAGAATGAACAAGGTAACTTTGTTAATGTCTTTATTCGAAAAGCCGAATTAGATGGCAAGATAGGATCTATAGAACTTGAACCAGATGAAAAACTTCCAGTCTCTGATGAGCAACAAGCTGATATGATAATGCAGTTATTTACACTAAATAATCAAGAGATTACAGCCGCTCTAATGGACCCAGATAATCTACCATATATTGCTAAGGTAATTAAGATTCCACAATTTAAACTTCCTGGATTGGATGACAGGCAGAAACAGTATGAGGAAATTGTTGAACTAGTTAATTCAGCTCCTATTCCTCCATCACAAGAAGAAATTCAACAATATCAATTAGCTATCCAACAAGGACAACAAGTTTCACCACCTGAAGAAAAGCCTTCAGTTGAAATTGATGTAGATGTAGATAATCATCAAATTGAGGCTTCTATTTGTAAATCTTGGCTTATCTCTAGTGCAGGACGATTGGCAAAACAAGAGAATCTTAATGGATATAAAAATGTCTTATTGCATATGAAAGCACATATGGCTATTGTTAATCAACAGATGCAAGCTCAGCAAATGCATGAAGATCAAATAAGATTAGCTACTAGTGCTGAAACTAAAAAAATCGGTGAGCCCTCTGACCGTGTTCAACCTCCAAAGGCGAAACAAAGTCAGAAAATAACTGGAGAAAGAAATGCCAATACCCCAGTCTTCTAGTAGTGTTCTATCTCCTGAAAAGTCAGACAGTCCTGCAAAGTCTTTAACGGCTGATGATATTAATGATCTATTTAGTAAGGACGAAGTTGAAGAGGTTAAAGAGAAACCTAGCAAGGAAGTAAGAGAAGTTAAAGAGCCTAAAGAGAAAGTAGAAGAAGTCGAAGATGATGAGTTAGAGCTAAAAGAACCAGATGAAGAAATAGAAAAAATAGACTTATCAAAGGAAAGCGATGTCGAAGACATCGAAGCTCCTCCTAGAAAGAAGGAGATTCTAGCTAAGTTTCCAGACTTGTTTAAGACATTTCCATTCCTAGAGAAGATTCTTTATCGCGATAGACAGTATTCTGAGTTATTTGGATCATTTGATGATGCTAAGGAAATAGCAGAAAAATCTGAAGTATTCAATAACTTTGAATCCCAGTTATTGGAAGGTAATACAGAAGAAATTCTTAAAGAAGTAAAATCAACTGATGAGAAAGCTTTCAATATCATTGTAGATGAATATCTTCCAACTTTAGCGAAGGTTGATAAAGAAGCTTATTTTCATGTAGTTGGTAATCTTAATAGAAGGTTAATCATGGAGATGGTACAGGAAGCTAATGATACTGATAATGATGACTTGAAGCAGGCTGCTCTATTAGTAAACCAATTTGTCTTTGGTAGTTCAAAATTTACTGCTCCCACCCTACGGGTGAAAAAAGAGCCTGATTCTGAGCGTAGTAAAGTAGAAGAAGAAAGACTTTCTTTCACGCGCGAACGCTTTGAGAGCGCAAGAGATGATCTACAATCTAGAGTTGATAATACGTTAAGAGCAACTATATCTGATTACATTGATCCTAAAGGTAATATGAGTAGTTATGTTAAGAAGAACGCTGTATCTGACGCTATGAAGATTCTTAGTTCTGCTATCGCTAACGATAGTTCAGTAGTAAAGAATCTTGATAATCTTTGGCGTTCTGCTTTTAATTCTAAGTTCTCTAAAGATTCGTTAAGTAAGATACAATCTTTTTATCTCTCTAAAGCTAAAGGTAATCTTAAGAATGCGATTCTGAAAGCTCGTTCGGAAGCATTGAAAGACACACGTCCTGCAAATAGGGACAAAGAGACAGATGAAGTAGAAGAAGAAACTCCTCGACGAAGAGGACCAATTACACCTGGCAGACCTAGCCAATCAAAAGGTAAAAACGAACAACGAAAAGGAGAAAGTGTAGCAGATTTCTTTGCTAGAGACTGAGGTGAATGCTTATGCCAGGTGCTGTTGTTGAATCAGTTGTTGCCGGAACTGAACTTGAAAGAGTTCTTCCAAAGGTAACTACTGTCTTTGAGTCTGACGATACTTTTTTTGGTAATATTGTAAAGCGTGATGTAGAAATAGTTAGTTATAGAGAGATGAGAGCACCTATGGAATTACGTCCTGGTGGTAGATTCCAGTATTTTGATCCTAATGGTGGAGATATGGGAAGAGGCGGCGGTCCTACTTGGGACAAAGCCGTTCTCAGACCAGTATTCCTGTCAGAGAATATTGAATATACAAAACTAACTCAGTGGTCTACTGATGACCGCCGGAAATCTGTAATAAATGCTGTTCGTCGTTTGACAGCAGGAGCTACAGTTGAAATCAAACGTCAACTAGATGCTCAATTGCAGGGTTCTGGAACTGGTCAAGTAGGAACTATTACTGTTGTTGCTACATCAGGAGGTGTTGATACTTATACACTAGATAGTGAATTTGGTGCTCGTCTTGTACGATATGACCAAGTAGTTCAAGTTTATGATACTACTCTTGCTACATTTAGAGGTAAAGGTGTTGTTACATTATGGGATGTTGAAAATAAACAGATTCAGGTAACTCCAGCTATTGCAGGTGCTATTGCTACTGATGTATTGATTGTTGATGGTCTATCTAATCCAACTGCTCTACCAGCTCTATATGGTATTCAATATCATCATTCAAATGCTAGCACTGGTACATGGTTGGGTTATGATCGTGCAAGCACGCCTGAGATAAGAAGTAATAGAGTCAATGGTGGAAATTCTGCTTTAACATTACCATTGCCTAGATTAGCTATCAATAAGATTGGTAATAGGGTTGGTATTGACAATAATTTTGATCCTCATGCTTGGACACATCCTTGTCAAGCTCAGGCTTATGAGGAAATTGGGCAGCTAATTTCTATTATCCATAAGGCTCCTAAGGATGAATCTCTTAATCTTTATTTTGGTGATAATATGCAGCTTGCTGGTGCTCCTATTAAACAGCACTTTAATTGGTCTAAAAAGCGTATTGATTTTGTTGTTAGCTCAGTATGGGGACGTGCAGAGATTCTTCCTATTGGATTCTATACATCTGATGGTAGACGCATATTTGAACTTAGAGGAGCATCAGGTGGCGTAGCCGCTGCTGATATTTTCTATATGGTTGTTGGATTTCAGACGTTCGTACTCAACCCCGCGGCTACGGCTTACATTGACGCATTAGCGATTCCTTCTGGATATTAATGATTTTTTTGAATGATTTATGGTAACTATTAGAGAAATAGCTTGGGCCGCTGGAGTTTACGAAGGAGAGGGTAGCTTCAGCGGTGACCGAGTAGTAATAGTTCAGAAAGATTCTTGGATATTATATAGATTAATTAAAATATTCAAATTTGGAAGTGTAAGATTACATGGTGATAACTGTCAGAAATGGTGCGTCTCTGGTGAAGATGCTCGTCAATTTCTCCTAACTATATTTACTGAGCTATCTCCCAGAAGAAAAGCTGAGATACTGGAGCATAAAGTATTCTTTATTGATAGTAAATTTAAACAGCAAAGAGTATGTAGAAATGGCCATATTAAGACCGAAGAAAATACTAGGCGCAAGTATAATCATCGCAGAAAAGATTGGGATGTTATCTGTTTGGATTGTCAAACAGATAGGCTCAGAAGAGCTTGGAGAGTGAAGAAAATGATAATCCAAAGGAGAACATCTAATGTCTGACCTACTTCATCAGCAACTCTCTACAGTACAGAGTAATTTACAGCCTGGTGCAATTACAATTGCTTCTGCAACGACTATCTCTCCTACTACACTGTTAACTAAATTGACTGGTTCAACTGCTCTTGCAACTATTAACCCACCTGTGAGTGGAGATCATGTACTATATCTAGTTTCAGTTGATGGAGTTATCGTAATTGGAACTGGTGGAAACATACTAGTAGGATATAGCACAGTTCAGAATAGACCTATTGCAATGATATATGATTCAATACAAGGTAAGTATTACATCGCTGCTGTTGTTTAGTTAACAACTTGGTGTTGCATATCAATTCTGGTGTGCAACATCAATTCTCTGTCTCATTTGAGATGGCCTTAAAAGGCTGGAGAACAAGATGACACAACAAGGATATTGGAGAAATTATGCAGAAGAGAATCGTAGAGCGATTCTTCAAGATTATGGTGTAATTAATAAAGTATGGTATTTGTTTCCTCAAGGTGGTGGTCCTAGAGGTGCCTTTACTACATTTACAGATCTAAAACCAAATCTTCAAAGTAGAGATTTAATACTTCTTTCTGGAGTGCTACGAGAACAAGCTGTAGCTCCGAATGGTATTTTTGATGTATCTATTATTGGTGCTGCTAATAGACCACGACAAGCTACATCTGGTGGAACTCCTACAGGTGGTGGAGCTTGCTGGTTAGCTCCGTCTTCAGGAGCAGTTGCTTCTACACCATTACTCGAATTAACTAGACAAGGATGGCACCTTGAAAATATTGAGTTTACTCCACATACAAGTTCTGCTGCTATTCGTTTAACACGTTCAGCATCTGTTGATTTAATTGATGCTTCTCATTTTTCAATGTATGGATGTTATATTGATGGAAATGGTGGTAGTGGTCAAATTGGCATTGAAGATAATGGAGGTTGTGGTCATGGTATTATTGAAGATTGTAGATTTGCTAATTTAACAACTGCAATTAAAGGACTAAATACTGGAGCTGCTGTTCCTCTTGGAAATAAATATAAGAGAAATACATTCTATCAGAATACAAGTGATATACAAATGTCTCTTTCATATAGTCTAATTGAGGAAAATAGATTTATGACACCTTGGACTGGTGGTGCTGCTTGGGTTATTGATACTAGAAACCTTAGTGCTCAAGGAGATCATAATATGGTAATTCTAAATCAAACTCCTGATACAGATATTGACCCTGCAAAAGGATATAGGGGTTCTGCTACTGATGTTTGGAATAATTATCAGGCTGGAACTGCAGCATTAGTTGTTGTTTCACCTCCTGCATAATAGTGAGTTGGGCTGCTTTCATGCTGGGAGAAACATTCAGTTACTCACAATTTCGTGAGAGCGGAATGAGTGTGAGAGCAGCTCATTAATATGCCAAGTCCAAATCCAGTTCCTGTTGTATTTCCTACAAATAATAAGTCTTGCCCTAAGTGTGGATATTCAGTAAATTATCCAGATAGTGGGTCACCAGGACAAACAGTAGGTTTGTTTTACAATACTATAAATGATAAAACTCGACTTACTTGTAATAAGTGTGGATTCTCAGCAGAATATCCACCGGCATCATAAGGACTAAAAATGGAACTAAGAGAACAAATTGAAGATATAAATAAGAGACTACTAAATGAGTATGGCAGAGAATTTGATAACCAGCCTCGCTTTCGAGTAGTTTTTAGTGAAGATCAGTATGAAAAGAGATTAACTGATTTTACAGATGAAGGATTTGAGTTAATCCATCCAGAAGTTCGTCTTCTTCCAAAATATAAACAGTGGATTAGACATAAATATATTCTTGAACGTCTTGTGCCAATCGTAGGAGAAACTGATTTAACAACAAAAGTTTCATACGAGCCGGCTTGGGTATTCCAAGATAAAGATGGAAATTATCTTCCTCCTTTCTTTGAGGGTTGTAAACATATAATTGAGAGTATGTTCAGTGCTATTGGTAAAGCAAATACTCATACAAGATATAAAGATAAAAATGTCTCTATTGAAGAACGACGAGCTGAACTTCAGCGAGTTGAAGATGAGCTGTTTGGGAATGAAACAAGCGTTGGTGATGCGTTAGCTTATAGAACTGGTGTTACTGTTCCAGAGAGCAAACTGGTTAACTAGCACCAAAACAGAAAAGAGAAGAGATGCCTGACGAAGTTGGATTACCAATTCGAGCTGGAAATACTCAGATGGAGTTTACAGCTCCATTATTCAATTCTAGAAGACTTATTAGAGCTACTAAGAATCCAATGGATAGATGTACTGTTGTATCAATCTTCCCTAAGGAAATTAATGAGGTTAAATATACAATTGAGCCAGGTAGATTTCATATTAATCCTGGTTCGTTTGAAAGTCCTGCGACGCTAGTCGTAGGAAGTTCTAGCTGGTGGAAAGATATTGACATAGATCAACCTATGTTAGAGATCCCTGTTAGCAGTATACAGATTGCAGATTCTATTATTAAAGATTATTGTAATGGTATGTTAGGTTGTAATATGGGAGATGCTATGCCTGGATTATTCTTTGTTCTTGGAGAAATTAATGTTTTGGAGATCAAACTGAAGTATAAAAAGAAACTAGAAGAAACTAGTGAGAGGCAGAATAACTGGTATAAAATACTTGTTAGATTAGCAGATAGTCTATGGGCTCGTGCAGCCGGAAACCCATTAGTTATTAGTGATGAAATGCGCCTAGCAGCGCGGTCCTTAAATTTTAATGACAAACCTTGGTTAAAAGATTTTCAGATAGTGGAACTAGTTCGTTGTGTTGCTTGTGGTGGAATGAGAAATCCACTCTATCCTATTTGTCCTACATGCAAGTATATTGATACAAATCATCCATTAGCAAAAGATTTGAAGTTTGCTGTATGAAGAAATGTATTCATTGTAACTCTCAAATGTCTAAAGATAATAAATTTTGTATAAATCCATTTTGTAAATCCAAGAAGAGATAATGAGTGTAACTTCTAGTAGAACAATTCAAATTCAGTTTTCTGGTGATATCACTACAGGAGTAATTCAATCTGCTCTAGATAATATAGTTAGTCCTGGTATGGAAGTTATTCAAACATTAGCATTGGGAGCTAATACTATTACTGCTCCTGTCATTAGTGGAATTGTGATAACTGGTCTTTTGATAATTCCCCCAGCCGGAAACGTCAACCTAATAACTCTTAAAGGAGTTGCTGGAGACACAGGTGTAGCACTACATAAGACAGATCCTACTTCTTTATCACTTAATACTACATTTGTAAGTTTGGTATTGAATGCTGCGGCTACGATTGTAGGAGTTAGATTGGTTTGGAGCTGATATGTTAATTACAGATCTTCTAGAAGATCTTTATAGGATGGGAAAAACTGAGATAGAATTTCATCATATTGATAAAGATGGAAATAGTAAAAAGCTAGAATTATTCATAACTGATGGTAAATATCTATATAAGCATAAAGATAAAGATGGTAATGATACTGATATTATCATTTTAGGGTTGGAGAAGCCAGATGCCTAAACCCAGTGAAATAATTACGACTGTTGCAGGACTGATGAATGATTCTTCTCAGAGTAGATATACAAATACTGTCTGTTTGCCATACTTAAATCTCTCTCTAGATGAACTTCAAGAATTATTTGAATTAAATGATATTCCAGTTACACATGAGACAAGTGCAGCTATTACTATTAAGTCAGGAGTTAATAGACTTGGGTTTGATACAACTCCTGCTCTCCCATCAGATTTAATTGAAATACAACAATTATGGGAGTCTACAAGTGGATTAAATAAATGGACTCCTATGGTAAAGAAAGATACTATTCCTCACTATTTAGAAGATAACACTACCATTTCTATGTTTCTAATTTGGGAGTTGGAGCATGGAAGAATTAAGTTAATAGCCTCTAATGCAGACAACGATTTAAAAATAGATTATATTGCAAGTTTATTCAATACACCCATTCTAATTAAAGATATTAATGTAAATCTTCCATTTATTAATGTTAAAACATATTTGGAATATAAGACAGCAGCTCTAGTAGCAATGTTTATTGCTGAAAATGAATCTCGTGCTCTTGCTCTTGATGCCTTAACTGGAACTGCATTAAGCCGAGCACTTGGAATTCCTATCAAGGGAATGCAATCTATTGTCACTCGTCGCCGGCCGTTCAGACATAGCTTTAAACATCGAGGGGTTTCTTACTAATAGTTAAAAAAAATGAGGAAAATTAATGCCTGTTCGTGACCATCAAGGGATATCAATTTCAGAATTTAATGGACTTTGGCTTCGTGGAGATCCAGATACTACTCCATTAGATCATTTTTCAGATGGTAATAATTTTGATTTTATAGGAGATTCATCTGTTATAACACGTCCTGGTGTTGGAATCAGTCAGACTGTTAGTATTCCTCTATCAAATGTTAAAAGAATCTATAATTATCCCACACAAACTGCTAATACTCTAATAGTTCTTACATATGATGGAACAAATGGAAAAATTTATCATGTCATTGATTCCGCTACCATATTTGGTCCTCTATTAACTATTGCAGGGATGACTGATTTTGCATTTATTCCTTATGCTGGCCGTGGTTATATTAGTCCTTTTGGTGATTATGCTAATGGAGATTTAACTTTTCAAAAGGGATTAGCTTCTCAGTTCTTATATGTTTATGCTGGTGATGGAACTGCCGCCAGAAAAGCTGCTGGTTCTGGTATGTCTGGAGTAATGACAATAGCTAATGGAGCCGCTGGTCATACAGATCCAGGATTTCATGTATTTGGGTTTGTATCACAAACTGTGTCTGGATACAACTCTCCTCCAACTATTTTGAAATCTTTTACTACTATTGCTCTTTCATCAGTAAGTTTTGGTTCTATCCCTACAAGTGGAGATCCTAACGTAGTTAAGAGATTATTAGTAGCTACAAAGGTCATTCCTAGTTTTAATGGTGATTTGTCTGGTTATCAGTTCTTCTTTGTTCCAGGTGCTGTACTTAATGACAATACTACTACTGCACTAAATAATATATCATTTTATGATGCTGATCTTTTATCTGATGCAAGTCATCTACTGAGAAATTTAACTTCAATTCCAGCAGGAGCTTCTTTAGCATTATATCATAATAGACTCATAATTGCAGCTACTAGTACAGATATTTCTTTAGCTCTAGTTTCACAACCTGGAGAGCCAGAGGCTTTTGATTCAATTTCAGGATTGATAGTCGTTCCACTTGATGGAAATCCTATTACAAACCAACAAGAGATGAGAGATGTTCTATATATCTTTAAGAGATCTAGAACAGTTTCTTATTCTGATAATGGTGAAGATCCATCTTCATGGCCTTTTATTCCAGTTGATACTTCTCTTGGGACATCTGTTCATGGTATAGCTACTGTTCTAGATTCAGGAGGTTCAGGAGTTGATTTTCTAATTATAGCTACATATCAAGGGATAAACATGTTTAATGGTCGCTATGTAGTTCCTGAATTAACTTGGAAAGTCGAGGATTATTGGAGAAACTTAGACCGTAATGGTTTTGGGAGAATTCAAATTGTAAATGTTCCAACTCAGAAAAGAATTTTGTGCGTTCTTCCAAGCCGCAACATATTAATGGGAAATTATACTAAAGGGATGGACTCAAAGAATATTAGATGGGCTAAATGGTCATTCTTTATGGGTCTTAATGCTATCGCAGTACAAAATGTTGACAGCATTATTCTAGGAGCAGACTATGGTTAAGGTGAATTAATGGGAACATTCACAATAATACCAGATTCTTTCTCCATTAGTGGTGGAACATTTCGAGATAACACTTCTGCTGGTGTGTATGGAGCTCTGACTTTAGCCACTGTTCTCTCTAACAATATTATCTCAGGGGGTCCTCCACCATTTCCTCAAGCTATAAATAGTTTTGCTGGAGCTGGAGTTCTAACAGAGGATGCCATTCTTCGATTAGGGTTTAGTTTAGTTGGAAACATTATTAGTTTAGATGGTAATCCTGCTATTAGTTTTGCAGGTCTTCCTTCTGGATTTACGATAATTAGTGCTCTTATCAGCATATACACGACGAACAATGGTTCTGATGTAACTAATCATTTTAGGGTCACATTCGATACTTCAGTAGAATCTGGAGATTTAAACTTCATCAATCCCCGGACGTTTGCATATCCGGGAGTACTACCTTCAACATTACTATTTTTCCTTCAAGGATGCGGAATTCATGTTAATAATCTTACTGTTGGACAGCAAACATCACGATGGTTTGGTAACTATAAAGTTACTGGAACTTATATTATAGTTAGTACTAACTGGACTCTGCCATTATCAAGTATTAAAGCTGGAGATAAAGTAACTCTTACTAGCGTTTCTCCATTAGCGCAGGGAGTTACTCAAGTTCTAATTCAACATTCTGGTCAGACTACTGAGATAGCTGCACAAGATTTTCTTGAACAAACTCCGACTTTTATTACATTTTACATGCCAGAGTTTGGGAACTATAATGGCCCTGTAACTGTAACAGTAGTAGGAAATGGTGTTCAATTCTCTGGATCAGTTCTAATAGGAAATTTAACAGTAGCATTTGTTGATGCTTCTGGTATTTACGTTCTAACTCCTCTTAAACCAACTGATACTGTCTATGATAGAACTACTCCTGGAGCTACTGTAGATGTAGCCATACAAGACCCAACAATTGAGACAGCATTTCTTCCATAATGGCAAGACGTTCTTCCAGTTCTAGAGGAGAAGAAACAGTAAATCATTATGGTCTAATAAGACTACGTGTTAATGGAGCTGGAAATCTTCGGATGACTCTATATAGCTTAGATAAGGTTGAGTCAGACGTTCAGACTCCACTTGTTTTGCAGAGTTTAACTAATATAGAACCAACTGTGTTGTCTAATTTCACACAGCAAAGATCTAAACTACAGATTAAAACTACTGGTATAGGTGAGACTTTTCAAATTTCAAAAATTATTATCTTTGTTAAGCCAGTAGCGAAGTCGCTCCCACAGTAATGGCAATTTTCGACCCATCACGTCTGTATTCAACTCTATTAAATACAGGTCTGCAAGTTAAGGACAATGCTCTATATCAAGTTGTACATGATTTAATTGCTGCTCTAGTAACTGTAAATAAGCAATTAAATGGAGTTATCTCGTCGAGTAGTTCTAGTGTAACTAACATAAATAATGTAATACAACAATTAGTGGAAGTTTCTGAATTTAGTTCTGATGATTTCCAAATACCTGGTCCAATAGGTCCAGCAGGGCCAATAGTTCCATATCATATTGGAATTAATGAAACTTTCTTAGTTCCATTATATAAGCAAGCATTATTTTCAATGAATATTGATAATGAAGGAATTATTGAAGTAGATGGATTCTTAATTGAAGTAGATGGAATTCCTGAATCTATTATCGCAGTTAATCAATTTAATCTTGGTGATGAAAATATACAGGATGAATTAATTATACCCGGTCCACCAGGATTAAGAGGTAATAATGGCATAAATGGCATAAATGGGATAGATGGAATAGATGGAGAAGATGGGCTTTCAATTCCAGGTCCTTCTGGTATTAATGGAACACAAGGATTACAAGGATTACAGGGTTCATCAGGATTACAAGGTGATGATGGAATAGATGGAGATGACAGTTTTATTCCTGGAATACAAGGAATACAAGGAATACAGGGTGATGCTGGAATACAGGGTTCACAAGGATTTCCAGGTTTAGATGGAATAGATGGAGATGATTCTAATTGGCCACAGGTAGTTCCTGCATATGGATTAACTGGTGTAAATGATACAAACGTAACACTTACATTAGGAGGCTCTCCCGCAAACTCATTATTAGCAGCAACATCTATAACATTAGGATGGTCTGGAACATTAGCAGTTGGACGTGGAGGAACAGGAGTAGCAACCGTGAGTGCTGGCTTTAATGCGAATATTGCCGCCTATGTTGCTTGGCGGGCCTGTGTAGGAATCTAACTATGATTATTCTTGATTCAACGTTGAAATCGCTTGAAGTGATACTCTCTGGAGCTGTTACGACCAATCAGTTACCGATTGTGGCTGCATATGTCGATGTGGATCAAACAACGTTTGCGATGGTCAATGCTTCAGAAAATGACACCCAAACAAATAATGGCACAGCCGTAACGGCAGTTGCAGCACCAGCATCTGGGAAAAGTCGGCAAATCAAATTCTTGTCAGTGTTCAATACAGACACCGTGTCGGCGACAGTCACAATTCAACTCAACAATAACAGCACCCTCCGGACCATTATCAAGGTGACACTCTTAACGGGTGAGTATTTACGCTGTGTTGATAGTGGCTTTACCGTATTCAATGCGAGCGGGAATGCTAAGATCGTTATTAGTGGGGTCAGTTTGACTACGGATGTCACTGGCACGTTACCTGTGACAAGTGGAGGAACTGGAGTAGCAACCGCATTCACCGCTGGCTCAGTTGTGTTCGCAGGTGCATCTGGAGTCTACGCGCAAGATAACACGAATCTCTTTTGGGATGATTCAAATAATCGACTTGGAGTTGGGATTTCTACACCAGGCACTGGATTGGAAGTTCGTGGAGCAGGCGGACGTTATGGGGCGTATGACACTCCCCTGCGTATCAAAGGCACCACTTATACGTATCTGGAGATTGAAGGAACAAGTAATCAAGCGGGATTCATCTTGAACAGAGATGGATCAACAGGATTTATCAACCTGCTCAACAATAGCGGATATTTTCGATTCTCACCTGCAGCCAGCATTGACCAAACGGGTGTTACTAATGCGAAAGACGGCAATACGGGTATCACAATCGATACAAGCGGAAACGTGGGAATTGGCGCCGCTGCTCCTTCTGCTCAATTGCATACAACGAGCACAGTGCGTTTTGCCAACTTCGGAGCTGGAACAGCAACTTTTGACGCCTCTGGGAATGTATCCTCTGTATCAGACGAGCGATTGAAAGACATTCAAGGACCGTTCACTCCTGGTTTGTTAGCTGTGTTGGGTATTAAGCCCATTCTCTATCGCTATACTGCCGCTTCAGGATTGGATAAACTAAACACTTATGCAGGATTTGCGGCGTCCAATGTACGAGAGTATATTCCAGAAGCCATTGGCGTAAATGTCAATGGGATATACAGTTTAAACGTGATTCCCATCCTCGCAGCGGCCGTAACTGCAGTGAAAGAACTGATGGCAGAAATTGACGAATTGCGCTCTATTGTGAATGGCGTTGCGCATATGAGTGCAATGCCAAAGAATCGAACAATGACACCTGTGGCTGATACTGATTTGACTCGGTGTGTCAGGAGTCTATCTGATTCGCTTGTGAGAGAAGAATAAACAGCATAACAGTAGTGCTTCCTCTGGAGAACGGTTGTAATGCCAAGGACGCCAGAACAAATTCTTCGGGAAATTGTAGCAGATCAAGTATTTAGAATTGCTCAGTTAATATCTGAAAATGAGAAATTAAAAGAAGATTTCAGAGTTTTGTCTACACAACTAACAGCCGAAGTAGAAAGATTGAAGAATGGAGAGCATAAATAATGCCGGGTGGAATTACACTCTTAGAATCTAATCCTACTAATATTCCAACTCCAGGAGTTAATAAGGATACTATATTTATTGATAATACTATAGTTCCACCAGCTCCATCATATAAAGATAGTTCTGGAATAACACGACCATTAGTATCTACTGGTTCTACTGGTGTTCAAGGTTCTCCTGGTGTATCTATATTTGTTGAAGATGGATTAACTGGTGAAGATGGTATTCCTGGTCCTCCAGGAGTTGCTGGTGCTTCTGGTGCTTCTAGTACACTTCTTACTGCTACTCATTTATTAACTGCTGCTGAATTACGATCACTCAATACTGTACCTATTCAACTTGTTGCAGCTCCTGGTTCAGGTTTTTCATTATTTCCTCTTTGTTTAATAATGGAAAAATCTGTCTCAGTGGGATTTTCAGGAACAGGTGGTTCAATTATTATTGTTTATGCAGGACAAACTGTTGACTTGTTGAATCCTGGTGCAGTATCACTCGCATTATCATCAGTTGCAACAGCTATTTATACAAAACCTATAAATACTGGTGTTACAGCAGGTTCTTTAGTTGGTTATAGCAATTCTGCATTAAATATAAAGAGTGGAGCAGATATTACTGGTGGAACTGGAGACGTTTGGGTCACTCTGTCTTACATGAAATGCACGATTCATTGAGGAGAGTAAAAGATGGCGGCAAACAAAATAATTCGATTTGGGCCTGTAGCAATGGTTACAGGTTCGACTCCAAATCTAATTAATCCAAATGTTACATCATTGGCTGGACCAGTTGGGTTCACAATGACACAACCTTATGTTATTGTTAAGCATATTAGATTAGTAAATAAAACAGCAGGTGCAATTACAGTATCTTTATATATAGGTGCAACAGGAGCTGCAGCAGCAGGAACTGAATTTTTAGGAACATCTCTCAGTATTGCTGCTAATTCATTTTTGGATTGGTTTGGATTACTAAGATTAGATGCAGCAGATTTTTTAACTGGAAGTGCGAGTGCTAATACTTCTATTACCTTTGAGGCTGAGGGAGAAATTGGATTGGTCTAATAAAAGAATTGATACTATTTATGACAGAACAAACCTTCATTCATGAAAGGATAATATAATGGCTGGAACAATTTCGAGGGGCCCTGGCTGGTACCCTGGTATTGATAAATCACAAGATAAACCATCAACTTCTCTATTTGGTGATCCAGCTACATTTACAGCAGCCGCTCAGACTCAAGCAGGTGATTATGATCAAATAATGAAAGATTACTCTGATTTTTTAAGTAGAAGTGCTTCTAATCCACTAACATCTACTAATGTTACTCCACAAATGGCTAGGTATAATCAATCAGCCGATGTAACTGGATCTTTAGCTAATTTATCAGACTTAACTAAAACAGGTGGATATTCTGAAGGTGATATTGCAAACATTAGAGAGAGAGATATTTCTCCTATTCGTTCTATTTATGCTAATGCCCAACAGAATGTAGAGAGGCAGAGAGCTTTAGCAGGTGGATATAGCCCTAACTTTAATGCTACACAAGCTGAAATGGCTCGTAATGAATCTAGTGCAATAGGTGATAGAACTACTGCTGCTAATGCTGGTATTGCTGAAATGGTAGCTAGAGGAAAATTATCTGCTGCATCTCCTTATGCTTCTGCTAGTGCAACTGCTAATGCGGCACAAACAGAATCTGATAGAGCTAATGCAAATATAATTAATCAAATTAATGAATCTAACGCAAATAGAGCTTTAGAAGCCCAAAGATTTGGTAGAGCTAATATTCTTGGTGCTATAAGTGGTAAAGCATCTTTGTATGGAACTACTCCAGCATTATCAAGCACATTTGGAAACCAAGTAGTTCAGGCAGGGCAGTTAGGGCAGACTCAACAACAGCTTGAGCAGCAAAAACAGAGAGATCAATATGGAGCTATCAGTAGGTTCGTCTAGTAGAAAGGATTAAAAAAATGTCATTCATGGATTCACTTGCTGCTAATCCTTCTGGTAGTTCAGGAATATATAATAGCGGTGGTGGTTCTAGTTCTCCTGGTATGGGAGATGTTCTTAATATAGTAAACCAACTAAAAGATAGAGAAATGCGAGATTTTCAAGCTAAATCTAATTTTATGTCAGATTTGTCATTAAGACAAGAAGCTAGGATGAGAAATTTATTTAATCCTGAAGGAGCTACTCAAGGAGGACAAAATACTCAAGGTATGAACACAGTAGTAGCACATGATCCTAATCAAATAACTGGATTTCAGAGAGGAGAATTAGGAGTAAGACAAGGTGAATTAGGAGTAAGACAACAACAATTAGCTCAAACTGGTAAAATAGGACAAGAAAGAATTGATATACAATCAGCACAGCAGAAGTTAAATCAACAGAAAAGTGATCAAATAAATGCAAATAAGCAGGCTGATATGCAACGTAAAATTGATGAATCTAATCGAAAGTTAGAATTAGCCCAAGCTGATTTAGATCGTAAAACTAAGGCTGGTGAAGATACAATACAGGCTCATAAAGATTATCAAAGTGCAATAGAAGAGAGACATAAGTTAGAGTTAGCTCAGAAACAACATCAATTTGATGTGACTAGTGAGCAACATGGTAAGCAGATTAAAGCCTTAGAGGAGAGAGTAAAGCAAACAGGAAAAACTACTACTAAAACTAGAGTTAACGCAGAAGGAACAGAAAGAACTACAGAAACTAGACGTGGAGCTGCAAGCGACACAGTTCAAGTGACTGGAAGAGATGGTAAAACATATGAAATTCCTGCTGATAAAGAAGATGATTGGAATGCTAATCACGCACCTGAAGAAGAGGGAGCTCCTGATGGTGGAGAAGATTAATGCTTAGTGAAGATGTAGAAAATACTGAATGGACTCCTCCCTCTTATGCTTCTCCTATAGAGACGAGCGAATCTGCGAGCGAGTGGAAACCTCCTTCTTATGCTAGTGCTGTAGAGAAAGAGACTCCAAAACCTAGCGTATTTTCTAAAATTAAAGAATTTCTGACTCCTCCTAAACGTCTTCATCCTTCTGATATTACTGATGTTGTAAAAGAATCTATTGATACAGCATCTAAATTTCTAAAAGAACATCCTTCTATTAGAGAAGCAGGTAGAAGATTCTTATCTGGTCCTTCAAAGGAAGAACTAGAAGGAAGAGAACTATCTGGTACTGAATTAATGAAGATTCCAGGAATGGAGAAGTTAGGTAATAAAATTAAAGAGACTGGAATAAAAAGTGGAAACTGGTATGCTGGTGCTTTAGGTAGTATTGTTGGAGATATTGTATCTGGAGTTAGTACTGGATTTGACCCTCGTACTGCTGGAATAAAAGGTTCTGAATTATCTATTAGACCAAGAGGTTGGATTGGTAAATCTACTGAAGCTCCAGCATATGAAACATCTAGATTGTATGATGAGGCTATTAAAGAGGGATATAGTGATGCCGCTGCTCGAAAAGCGTCTGGATTAAAACGTCCTACTCCTAAAGCAGTAGCTCCTAATATTGCTGAAGAAACTCCTTCTATTTCAGCTCCTGAAGATTTACCAATAAGACAACAAGTTACTCCTAGTCCTTCTGTAAAAGAAGGTAAGACTTTTGAGCAGATTCTTGCAGATTTTGGTGGGAGTGGACATCCAGAAAGTCCTGAATATGTAGATAAAGTTCTTAGAAAAGCTGGTCCTGGAAAATCTGGATTATCTGTAGAGCCTATTGAAAGTGATAAGGTAGCAGATCTTAACACACAGCATGTAGTATATAGAGATAAGAAGGGTAGTCCAGTAGCTGTAGCTAAGATAGTTCAGGATCAAAATGGTAATAACTTAGTGCAGGACTTAGCGGCTGACAAATCTAAAGGACTACTAACAGGTAGAGCTATGAAATCTATTGGTGATAAATTAGTTGAATTAAAAGCTACTGAACCTGCTGGAACTATATCTCCTGATGCTCAGAATTTTATGTCTAAAATGAAAGAATCTAATGCCAGGAGAGCTGAGAATATAAATAAGTTTGCAGAGTCTGTTGGTAGAGAAGTTAAGACTCCAGAAGTAGTAAAACCTGGGGAGAGCCCATTTGATTTTGAGGAGCAATTATCTCAATTAGAAAAAGGCTTACCAAAGATAGAATCTTATAAGGCCGTAGATTGGACTCCTCCTGAATATGCTAAATCTGTTTCTGAAGAAGCTAAAACTCCTGAAGTAGTAAGTGAGGGAGCTCCTCCTATTAGAGAGAAGACTGGTAATTTCTTTATAGATGATAAAAATAGAATGGAAGATGAAGCTTTATCTAGGAGAGCTGATCCTATTCGTGCTGCAGAAGATAAAGCTAAGATAGATGAATGGAATAGGACTCAAGAGAATTTGAGGAGATCTGAAACTCCACTAAGAAAAGAATATACAATAGAAAATGCACCTCCTAACCAAAGAGCTAAAATGATGAGAGGTGCTAATGAACCAGTAGATATCTTATTTAAAGATCCAGTTGATAGACAAATATTTGGAGCTGGTTCTATCAGTAATCGTTTTAAGGGAACAGATGCTTCTAGAATAGCAGGAGAGAGATTAGGACACGAATCCAAATATGTATCTAGTAAATTTAATGTATCTGAGCAAGAAGCTAGAGGTGCTATACTTGATTATAATGCAGAAGTGAGACGATTAGGTAGTACTGTAGATAAAGAAGGTGGAAATATTACTGCACCTTCATTTGAAGAATTTATTAAAGATAAGATATCTCCTGAAGAAGAAGTCACAATGATGCATGGTGGCTTAGGTTCAATTGGTGGAGGAAAAAAACAGTATCCACCATCTACAGGACCAGCAGGAGCCGCATTAGATAAATTATTCAATGCTATGGGTGGGACTTTAGAAAAGAGATTGCAGCAAGATGTTATTAATAAGACTGAACGTGCGAGGCGTTTTGCAGCCTTCGCAGGAGTTAAGGAAGAAGGAGTTTCTGGAGCCGCTAAGAGTCTAGGAAAATTAAGAGGTGAATTTGAAAAGATTAATCCAGTTGAAGGTTTAGATATAAGTGATAGAGAAGCTGATACATTGTTCACTGCTGTTAAAAGGGCTAAAATTACTGAAGGAGAAAAAGCTCGTGGTTATACATCATTATTTGCAATTTTAAATGGTGATAGACTTCCACAACGTAATGAATTGAAAATTCTAGATGAAGTATTTGGTAATGGATTTGCTGATAGAGTCACAATGATGCATGGGGGAATTGGAGCTGTTGGCATCAAATTATCAAAGCTAGCTAATACTATGAAATCTATGATGTCATCTGTAGATTTATCAGCTCCTCTGAGGCAAGGGATTGGATTAATACATAGAAGGGAATTTGGACCAGCATTTGCTGATATGTTCAAGTTCTTTGGTAAAAAAGAATTTTTTGATTCTTCTATGGAAAAAATAACAAGTAGCCCAAATTATCTTCTTAAGAGAGAAGCTGGATTGTTCATAGCAAAACCTGGCAGTCTTCAGAATTCTGAAGAAGCATTCTTGAATAGCTATGTTGGTGATATTCCTAGATTGACTGGTGTTCCACAAGCCGTAGAAGCGTCGGATAGAGCTTATACTGGATTTCTTAATAAGTTAAGAGATGATGTATCTGAAAATATGCTTAAAAAGGCTGAAAGTTTAGGATATAAAAAAGCTACAATTGTTGGAGAAGGTGATAAGGCACAATTTATTCCAACTAAGGAAACAAAAGCTATAATGCGATTTGTTAATATTTTCTCTGGCAGGGGAGAATTGCCTTTTGGATTAGAGAAGATGACTAATGAACTTAACACAGTTCTTTGGTCCCCAAGAATGATGGCATCACGTATTCAGATGTTTACTAACCCTAAGATTTATACGGATCTTCCTAAAGGAATGAGGTTGGAAGGTCTAAAATCACTGTTAGCAATAGCATCTCTTGGAACTGTCGTTGATACAGCTCTAGCTTTTGCAGGAGCTAAGGTTAGTTACAATATCTTATCAACAGATTTTGGTAAAAGCCGCTTTGGAACTAAGTTATTAGATCCTTGGGGTGGATTACAGCAATATGTTGTAGGAGCAGCTAGATTCTTAGCAGGAAAAACAGATAATTCTACTCCAAAGAGTCGGATAGAGATAGCAGGACGTTTTTTAGCTGGTAAAGAAAGTCCTGCGGCTTCATTAGCTCACACGTTGCTAGCGGCTAAGAAGTTTACTCCAGAAAAAGGAGCTGGAAGTTTTACTACTCAGTATGGTCAACAAACGTCAATTCAGAGTGAAATTGGAAAAAGGTTTATTCCTATGTTCATACAAGATTTAGGAGATTTAGCCACATCAGAACCAGATTTTTCTGAGAATATTGGTTTGAACACAGCTTTAGGAGCAGCAGCATTACTTGGTATGGGTGTTCAAAATTATCCAGAAAAGAAGACTGGAAAATTAGGATTCAAGAAAATGAAACTACGATAATATTTTAAGACTTACTCCCAATCTCCCCATTTTCTATCTTTACGTGAGACATAAACATCATGACGATAATAAAAGTACCACCTATACAACCATCTGAAGAACTTTCTCATTACTTCCCTACAAGAATCTCCCTAATCGTCTCCAAATAAACAATCTGATCAATAGCTTCGTCAATAGCTTTATCAATAAGTGATAGAGTATTATCGTGTATTAAATCTCCTCCATGTTCTTTCTGTCCAGCTCTGTACTTCTTATCAACTTTTTGTTCAAAATTAAGTTTAATATGATCAAGATGAGCTTCTTGCTCTTTGCTCATTTTCATCATCTCTTTCCTCCCTCATCCTCAAATTCTTCCCAATCTCTAATACTCCATACTCTTTTAAGGACTGACAAAGCAGCTAAGGCTATTGTTCCAGCTACATCAATAGATGTATAGATTACTTTTCCATTATAAAAATCTAAACACATGAAAAGCTCATTACCTCTTCCTTTTATTTTCTTTATCTCAATGCCAACTCCTCCGCTAACTAAAATCATTTCATTTCTCTCCTCTCGCTCTAAATCTAATCAGATTCTCTCTTGGTTCCCCTGATAGAACATAAAGATAGTCTGAGTTCATTCCAATACCAATCTTCTGTCTCTTTATCCACTTCATTTCCATTAGTGTATCTATAATTTTGTCCAACGTAACAGTATCATAATCTCCGTAGCCTCTAATCAATAGCTCTCTTCTCATAAGCTGATTTTCTGGAGCTGAGATTAAATAATCTACAACTCTTTTAGTCTGAGCGGCTAGAGGATCTAATCCCCCACCTGAAGCAGCTTTTTCACTTGCATAAATTAGACCAGAAACTTTTTGTATAGCTTCGACTACGTCACTTTCAATAATAACTGTACTATTTTCATATCGAGATAATGCTAAGCACATAGCCACCTTTAATACATGATCTGGAACTCTATTAACAAATCCAGTCTTATCATTATATTGGGATTGGTTAGCTCTCCATTCCTTTCTCCACGTATTGAAGATATGTCTAGCAGGTTCAGAAGGTATTAAACGTGCCTTATTAATGGATATCTTGATTAAGTGTGGAACATATTTAGGAACTATATAATTCGTAAATCTATCTTCATCAATAGATTCTTTCTCACTGTCAAGAAGGTCAACGTCTTTACTTCTTTTTTCTTCGTAAATGACAAGGTTACGTCCGATATATCCACCTTCAATATTCGCTTGAGGTATTGAATCGTAGAAATGTGCAGGGGAGCTGCCAAAAAGACATGTAATGTAAGGTTCTTTGAGTTTTTCAGCACCATCACCTTTCAGAAGATTCACCCAAGATGGATTGTAGTTTCTATCATATAAGTCAGTTAAGATTGTTAAACTATCAGGATCTTGTATTATTGCTGTTGATAGCTCACCATTCACAACAGCCATTCTAGAATCTGTTATTAAAGGTTTTCCTTTTTCCGAACGTGTCGTTGCACCTTCCTTAATAATAGCTTGAATCGAACTTCTTCCCGCGATAACTCTAGTAATATTTGCTTGTTGAAGTAATCTTTTGGCGAGATTAACTGGATAACCTTTACCAAGACCGGACTCTCCCATAAGAATAATATACAAGTTAGGATAATAAAGTAGATTGCCTTTAAGAGTTCTAAGTGTGTACGCATTTGCGGCTGCTGAGCTTATACAAAACATTAAACTCCAATAAATCCATGATTCTGGAGTTTCTACACTTTGATTTTCCTGAATCAAATCTTCTATCCACGAAGTACTTATCACTTGACAACTTTAATATAACTCTCACCAGTTTTATCCCATATCATCCACGCACAAGTGACTGAATCTGTTTTACCATCTCCACTAAATGAATATCTTGGTAATACTATTAATTTATTAGGAGGGTGTCTAATAAGAAATGGAGCTCTACTTTTTGTAGGTTCGAGAAATGATAATCTTAGTAAGAATGCAGCACCTAAAATTGAGTAATAAATAGCAAAAGGTATTATGTCAATAGCTTGTGAAAAGGGTGGATTTGTTACAGTCCAATCTGGCTTGATCCTTTCCCAAATTGGAAATTTTGCTGCATTTTCTTTATATTGAGCTGGCATAAAAAGATCATTAGTTATTGGATTGTTTAAGTATTTAGATATATGACCACTACCAGAACAACATTCAAATACTCTACCCTCTAATTTAATATTTTCTAGTAAAACATCTACAAGTCTTTTACCAGTAGGATAATATTCGCTCACAGAGACTCATTTTTGCCAGTTACTTCTTCTATCTTACGTTTAATTCTGGCATACAACATTATTGAAATCATTTCATCTTCTTTTTTAGGTATATAGCTAGCAATAGTATTACAGATAATTCTAGCTTCACTTATAGTTAGTTCTAGTTTTACTGCTTTAAGACTTTCCAATTTAAAATCGTCCTATTCTACCACGTTCTAGTGCAAGATTATAAATTTGTTCAAAGAATGATGATGGAACATTTTGTCCGGCTGTTCCTATGACTAAAACATGAAAGTTTGACTTGAATATAAGGTCGTTAATATCTTTTGGATAGAAATATTGATCTTTATTTAGATTCTGATTCCTAGCCCACTTGTAAGCTTCCTCCTCATTACCAGCAATTAAGCAGAGTTTAGTCATTCTTCATCTCTTATAAGGAGGTTAATTTCGATTACTTCTAAGTCATCAGATGTTCTACCATCATCTTTAAAATCTACAATATCATCATATTCTCCAGTATAATTATTTTGACTGCCTGAACGTTTTCCATTAGGATTAGCAACCCACATTGTTATACATCTAGCCGCTCTACGTCTAGTATCTATTAATCTAGGAACTCCTAATTTCTGTCTAAATTCATGCTCAGGATGGCTTGGATTCCAATGAGAATAGCCTCTATCTCTCTTAGCTTGTGGCATTAATTCTCCAGTTGCTTTGTGCCTAATAGCGTAGTAGATAAAACTTTTAGTCATTCTTTATTATCCTCAATATATTGATTAAGTCTTTTAATTAGTACAATCATTGGCAAATCAAATTCATAACTAATGTAACCAGCACGTTTAATAAAATAGTCATATAATGCCTTGACTTCATCAGTTGTAAGAGTAAATAGCTCTACTAATTCACCATCAAATTCTCTTGCATACTTCATACTAACTCCAGCAATTCAAATGGCAGAAATCCTCCATTAATTGCATCTAAAACAACCTCCACTCTTCTACCATGATTATAATCAACATTAAACCAATCAATTTCAGTTTTAGAATCTAGTTCAATTAAATACTCTGTACCTATTAGAGCTTCTACAATTTCAATTCCATCTAAACTTTTAGTCTTCAATCTAGCCTTGACAATCATCACATTTTCACCTTCTCAAAACTAGCATAATTAGTTCTTGACATTTCAATATCACAAGGAATAACTAGTTTAATATTTCTTTTCAATGTGCAATATGTAGAAAAATCAACTGGAGTCTCCATATGTTTCTTCATAAGCTTTGCGTAGACCTCCCAATTGTTTTCAGGTGCTTGCAGATATAAAGCATCATGCTTTTCTTCTGCCCACATCACCTGAGTGTTACCATTTAATTCTTCGTCAATCTTCAAACCAGCTCCCTGTATTATATGTGCTACTGTTCTCTGTGGAATATTTGCGTAGGCTTCTTTGTAAATATCATCCATACGTCCATTAAATATTCTAACACCACCCATAGGATCTATTAGTACTCTTGAACTATCAATTGCCTCTTTAATATCTCTATGAAAAACATCTCTTATTTTTGGAGAAGCTTTATGAAAAATGTCAAGCATCTGCCCTGCCCTCCACTCTGATATATCCATAGGAATATCATACTTCTGAGCATTTGTATTGAAAGTAATCATAAATGTATGCTTTCCAGTATCATAACTTGCTGCATATCTAACAGTTTTACCTGTATATCGCTCTGGGCCATCTTTAGGAAGAAAATCTACAATAGGATGATGAAAGTCAACTCCTAATTCTAAATTGCTTGTATAACCAAATAGAAGAGCGGCTGTACGTCTATGAACATCAATTTTATCAAATGCTTCTAGAAGCTCCCAATCTTCACTTAGAACTGCGACTATACGAGCTTCTGCTTGACTTGCATCTGCCTGGATAATAACTCTTCCTTCATCAGCAATGAACATACTTTTGATATCTTTACCAAGTCGTCCATGCGCAGAGATAGTGTGGTCTGCCAAGCCGATTTTCTTAGGTCTAAGCGGTTTCTTAAGAATTCCAGTAGAGCTTCTGCAAGTTTCAGTTGCTGATATGTTGTAAGCTGATTTGCATCGTCCATCATAGTCAGGGCAGAAAGAGATTTGACGACTCTTTTGATCTCTAATTCTGCGTTCTTCAAGGACTTCATTCAGAATTTCCTTTTGCTCCTTCTTTTTGCAAGCTCCTAATATAGCAACAATAGAGTCTTCACTTGTAGGATCTCTTTTTCTTACCTTAAATTTCATGATTTTATATAACAACTCAAACATCTGTGGATATGATTTAACATTTACTTCCTGTCCGATCTTTTCTATTAATCTTTCATGTACAACACGCTGCATCTCTGTATATTTTATCTTCAATTCTTTTTGTCTAGCTAAATCGACACGTTTTCCTGTAGTCTCTAATTTTAGATAAAACTTATGTTTCTTCATCATGTAGTCATAATAATACTCTTTTAAAGGAACATTAAATTTCTCTGCCATCTCTAATAAATCTATTTCTTGCGCTTCATCTACTTCAAATTCGACAGCGCAATCTCTAGCATTGTATTTAAGTAACTGATCAACTTTAACTTTTCCAAGCTTGAATTCTTTCCCTTCATCCTTATAATATGGTTCTCTCGTCCATAATGAACTGACAACACATAATCGTTTGTCTGGAAGTTCTGGGAAGAGAACTCTAGTTTTAATAAGGGTGTCTGAATAGACATTTGGAGTTTCAAATCCGATTAAACCTAGTTTATATTCGTCGTATTTAAAATTATGTCCAATTACTCGAAGCCGTCGTAATTGCTGGTCAATTATCCTCCAACATTCATCCAACTCATTATCACCCATATCAGTAATAACATTAGTACCAATATGATGAAGGAGAGGGACACTGATAGCATGATGTCTGTTGAAAGCAAATCCAATACATACAGGAACGCAATTAATGGACTCAATATCAACTGCTGCTTTCTCACATGCCTCATATTCTCTGAAGAATCGGTGCAGATCTAAACTGTTGTGTGCTATTGATAATGTCCTCTCAGGTAATATTAGTGAAGATGTTAAAGACTCCTCAGCGGCTCTGATAATATCAGCTTCAATTAACTTTGTATAGACCCAACTTAGGCCACCTTTTGTTTCTCCTTCTTCACCCCAAGAATGTGAAAACAGAGCGGCTGGATGTAAAGTTGGAACTACCTTAAAAACACCATTACGATCCGTTAATATTGAACCACGATAATTTAATATTCCAGAAACATCACATACGGCCTGAAGAGCTAAATCCCCTACTGCTAATATACAGTTAGGATGGAGTTTATTAATTTCATTGTCCCATAACTCCTGCATCGACTGCCCAATGTCAACTCCTATAAGATGGAGCTTTTTGAGATCATTAAGAGGAGGGCGATACTTAATTACATTCGTAATATATGTATCAGAGCGTCTAATACCTGCCTTAAATAAATAATCATCAAGCATCTTTCCGGTGGGACCAACAAATGGAATACCTTGTTCATCTTCATATTTGCCTGGAGCTTCTCCAATAATCATTAATTTTGGCTCAACGGAGCCAATTCCACCTACATATTGAGAGCTCATCTATTTAAGAAGATCTTTGATATCTTGTTTAAGATGGCTCAAATCAGCCGTTTTCTTATCCCACTCCGGACCATCACATGATTTGAGATCTATTTCTTTTAGAAATTCTTCCTGCGAGCGAATGTAAGATTCTTGTAGACCACAATTAAAACATATTCTAATAGTTTTTCTATCACCATTCTCTAATATAAATGGAGCTACATCACTACTAGCTCTAAACATAAAGTAATGCTTACAATTCATTTCAGGATTTTTAGCTCTAATTCTTTCTTGATGTGAAGGCATCTAATTTGAAATTTCATCATAATGTAAAAGTATATGTTTAACTCTTTCAATCTTCTCTATTCTAGAAAGAAAAATGTTTATTTCTTCTTTGATTTTGTAATTCGTTTTATCAAGATCACCTTCTTTATTATTTTCTACATCTAAACTGAATTTAATCTTGACTAAAGTATATTCAGTCACTCAACCTCCTCTAACTCTTGCTCTCTTTTCTTTTTATGAATAAATTCTAATGCTTCATAACCATAATTAAATCTCTCCAACTGTTTCTCATGAGTTTTCAGCCATCTAACTATTAATAAATCTTCACTTATTCCTCCTAGACTACGCCTGAGAGATTTAGCTGTATCCTGAACACGCCACTTATCATGAGATTGAAGTTTAGAGAGATGAAATTTATGTGTCTCCTTTGCTTTCTCAAGCCATTTCTGCTGCATTAATTCTCCAAAAAGATTACTAGGAGTTGGCTCGCTAAAGGCCACCTAAAGCGGGCTTTATTCGTGAGTTAAAAGGCAACTCCTTATTTCCGCCCATCCTAGCAAACTGCTATCCTACTTCAGATTTAGGGTCATTAAATACAACAGCTTTGATAGCCCACATAGCGGCTGTTTCTAGTTCTGTTAATGCAATACTTTTCTGTCTACTGTTTGGGCAATTGTCTTCAACTACTTTAGCAATATCAGAAAATTTCTCGCGCAGATAACTAATTCTTTTAAATCCATCATCGCTAGGCTTGTGATAAGCGAAAGGCTTATCTATCATGACATCGGCTTGAAATCAACTACGTCATTAAATTCGTTACCTTTGTTACTCTTACCACGCTTGGTATAAATCATCAGTTTATGTCCAACAGTCTGCTCAAATAGCTGAGTTGAAAGTTCATATCCCTTAACTGGATCATATGGAAAAGCTAGTGTCTTCCACAGAGACTTACCAAAGCCTAGAGCTTTCTCATTAAACAGCTTCTGACAGATAACTCCTTTACCAGGACCATCAATAATCTTAAAATAGAATAAACAGTTAGTAGACTGGTCTGTCTCTGCCTCTTTCTCCTTATATTCTACGATTTCAGATGGATGCCAGGTGGTTTCCACTAGGTCTCCACGCTTAAGGTCGTCGGGGGTTAAAATTGCTCTCATGGTTTTTGCCTTCTTTTTTGGTTGATTGTGTTTTTGTGTTTATTGTAGTGTTTGTTTCTAGCTATCCTAGCACATTCTCTACACTTTAATCTCTTACTAGTATCTAATCTATGTCTTCTTGTGATATATCCATGTATTTTTAAGGAATGACCACTTTTGCAATATTTTCTAGATTCTCTATAATCTCTACCATTATCAGATTGAGTACCTACATACAAACAGTTTGGGTTCCAACAATTTCTATATTTACATATTAATTTATGTAATGCATTTAGTATAGGACTATCTAAATCTAATTCTAAATGAATATAAGCAGATAACCTATGCACTCCATAATGATTACCATCTTCTCTACTACCTACCCATAGCATTCCATATCCTTGACTAGTTCTTCCCATCCATAACCAATGACCATCTTCGCTTATGATCGTATTGGCCCACAATCTGGATAGAACTTCTTCTTTATTCAATCTACGTTTTCCAGGTTTGTGTTGTTGGTTGAGTGAATGGATTTGCTATTCTAGCAGCTAATTCTTCTTCAGTTAATTCTTTCTTAGGTTCAATATCTCTACTCTTGTCAGCAAGTTCTTTCCATACAGTATAGAATAGCTTATTAGTAATATCAAATTCTTTAGGAATATCTAATGCAGTTTTAGCAAAATCATCTCCAACCATATCAGTTAATACTATTCTTCTATTTGTATTATCATTATAATCGACTCTACGTGCAAAGTGATATATTTCATTAAAATAGCCTGGGACTATTGCTCCAACTTTCTGACCATAACTCACAATAGATGTAACTTTACTTACAATCATACTACTTCCAGAGCCAGACATGCTTAAACTAGGAAGTGGGTGAGCTGTTAGGATTATATGACATGGAAGCATCTTCATTATATCTAATGCTTGACTAACTAATGAAGTCTCCACTTTATAGGCGTCAAAATCTGGAATAAGATTTGGTTCATTTGATTTTCTTACTTTAGATCCTCTAAATCCTAATGACCAATTTATAGCACTGGCTGTGAGACTCGTTACTGAGTCTGTTATAATTGCTGTATAACGACAATCTTTAGTAAATCCTATTAGTTTATTAAGGAACTCATTCGCATTGTGACTAGAATATGTATCATAATTAACATTATCTAAAAGTTCCGGACAATATTTCTTAAAATATGTTAACACTGGAAGCATCCTACCATCAAAATCAAATACATATATTGGACCCTCTACTGCAAATGTACAAGCACTAATAGTTTTACCCATACCATTAGCTCCTTTAAGGAGCATTGATATATTCTTACTTGGTATTAATTGACTGAGCTTCATTTCTTCCTCCTTCTCTCATTGTAACAGTTAGCACAATATCTTGTCCATGTAGTCTTACTAGTATTTCTATTTATTTGTTTATGTTTTCTGTATGGAAATTTACATTTAGGACAAACTTCTTTACTTGCATTATAATGTGTTCCAGCCTTAATAGAATCATATGTGTTGTCTGAATCAGAGCCAGGTATAATATGTTCTGGATTAAAACAAGAACCATTATTACATTTGTGTCTTGCTATTATTTTCTTATCATCATAATTTATATCACTCCACAAACACATAACTAATCTACTCAATAAGAATCTATTACCATTTATTTTTATTCGTATATTATGACAGGTTTCAGGAATATAATTTGATATCCAACAACCATTAGAATTTATAGTTTTAGGAATTAAATCAATAAATTCTTTAGTTATTAATATCATATTTCTTCCTCACTTTTCACTAGCTTGGAAATTCGTCTGGTTCTCTTATATCTCTTGCACTATCTTCTCCTTTTTCATAATCATTTTCGTCTTCATCATCTTCATCGTCATCATTTTCATCATTTTCATCTTCCAAATCTTCATCATCATCGTCATCATCATCATCGTCATCATCAGAAATTCTCATATTTCTTCCTCTTCTTGTTTTTGTTTTTGATGGATTGTTTGTTCAAGACGTTCTGATAGTGAAAGTTCTGCTGGTTTATCACTGTACATTCCTACTAATCCATTAATAATAGAGTCCTTCATATATTCTCCCATATCTCTAGTATCAGTTTCTTTTTTAGGCTTATGGCAATTATTGCAATGAGGTTTTGATAAACGAATAGAATATTCATTCATTACAAAAGATTCCCCACAACGCCAACAGATTGACCTTTTTCCTAATACTAGAGAGATGTTAGTTTTGAATGCACAGTCTGGTAGGGCGCAGAAGAATATATCATTCCCAGACTTATATCTTAATCTTTTTAATTTATGCACATGACTGATTTTTGGCATTGTGGCGCTCATTCTGCTTTTCGTTTTTGCATCTTCTACAGTATCTAGTTCCTCTTTTTTCATGTCTATATCTCCCACCACATTTAGGACAATTAATCTTTGCTATATTTCTATGGGTTTTGGTTATAACTAAATCCTTGGCATTATCAGTTTGTGTACCAACGTAAACATGCTCTGAATTAAAACACGCTCTATTATTACAAAATGTTTTATGGTTAACTTGTACGCTATCATCATTTATATCTAAACCTAAATAAACTGCTGCTGATACTCTATGGAGATATATCCTTTTTCTATTTATTGTAACTTCTCCATACCCATTGTTTAAATGTCCAACATATAGCCAACATCCAATTTCATTAGTAGTTCTTGGTAGACTTAATATAAATTCTAGGGTTATTGCATTGTTTACTCTTTTTCTTTTATATTTCATATATTCTACAATAGGCGACAGAGCCGTTCTGAAGTGCGGTCACTTGGACGCAGACAATCAAGCAACGGCTCTGTCTATTCTGCCTTTGCAGCACTAATATTCTCTCTCACCACTTTCATGAGCACAGAATGGCTACTAAGACAGAAGTTTCAGTCTTTTTTATAAGAATCTACTTCCCGTTTATATCCATATTTTCTTATTGCTAATATAAAATTACTTACTACATCATCTTCTAAGCATATTTCATTTTCAGGTTCTATACCATTAAATGTAAATATATATAATTGATTAGAATTCCTCTCAAGTCCGATGTGAACTGAGTCTCCTAAATATTCTATTTGGTTATATCTATCACTTATATTCATCTCAGTCAACTCCTAATTTTGATGTAACATCCCAAGGCTCTACTGTGACGTACTCATTCTCTAATTTATTATCTTTAGAATCTTGTCCACTACTGTCACACACGTTATAATATTCACATAAACGATTAAACTTATTACAACTTGTAGGCTTTTCAGGCCAGGCTTCACTTGCAATACAACCCATAAATTCATTTAATAGCATTTTAGTAAGATTATCTTTCCAATCAGCTATATAAATAGGATCATATGACAGAGGAAGTCTTTTGAACTTCTCTTCTGCTGGCAAAGTCTTTTGTAAGCCTATTCTATTAACAACTAAATAATTAGATCCTACTGCTGCACAATAGTTAATAAACTGGTTGCTCTTTCTTAGTACTACTGAATCACGGCTAAATGTCTTGTGATCTATTGGTAGCCTTTCATAGCTTGCGTTACGCCCTATTCCAGTAAAATTCACTAGTAGGTCTATTTTTCCACTAATAATTATACGAACAGAATCATCCTCGTACAAAATATAAGCAAATGGCTGCTCAACGGCTAGGACTTCTAAACTATTCTCATCTTCTGCTCTCCAATAATCGCATGATTGCTCTACTGCTTTTAATAAAACTGCTACTTCTTCAGGTTCGCTATTTGATGCTTCCGCATCACAAGATATTTCTCTAATCTTCATTAGAGTAGCTGTCATTCTATCATCATAATGTTTTCCTTCTCCTAGCAGATTGAAATATACTCCTAGACCTTCGTGTGCTAATGAACCTAAATCCAATGCTTTAGCCTTATGTATAATAGGAAGACTTTTGTTATGATTATGTCTGAAGTTGTATCTAGCAGGACACGTCTCGAAAAGGTCTATTTTAGACGCATCTAATATAATATTCGCCTTAGAACTTTTAATTATTTCCATGATTACTTACTCCAGATTGGTTCTCCCCCCAAATTTTATTCTATAAGCAATTTCGCTTGCAACATCCCTTTTAGCTTTAAGAAGATTAAATGAAGCTAATTCTTTAGATTCATATTTATTCATCTCCTCCTGATAATGCTCAGCTAATTCAAATGCTATAGTCCAACACTCCTGAACTGTTTGAGGTTTATGAATAACTTCAGACATAATTCTTTAATCCTTTTTTTATCTCAGAGACTTGTTCAGGAGTGAGATAGTCATCATCTCCAGGTTTTGGAACATGAAAATTTGATTTAGAAATAATCCTCTGCTGTAACTCGTGAATATAATCATCGTTTATATCCTCGATGAAGTGATCAAGTTTGCTTGTTCTTTGCATCAACTTCTTTTCCTTATGGAGTTGTTTTCTTAAATGAAAATCTACTCGCTTCACGTTCATCATATCTATTTTCATCTATGCTATCATCATTAACTAAATCAATACTATCTGTAGTCTTTTGTTCAGCCTTCCATTTTTCTCTGTCAGCTTTACTACGTCCCATATTATCTCTAGTTCCCTTACATTCTGGATAATTTTTACATCCCCAAAATACACCAAACTTACCTGTACGCGATACCATTTCGCCATCACATTCAGGACATTTGACGTTTTCAGGTTTGCTCATCTCTCTGAGTCTCCTAATCTCATTGTCAGACTCGCTAAATGGATGTCCATCTTGTTCTCCGAGATATTCAATAAATCTATCTTCATGATAACTCATGGTTTGACCTCATATGAGAGCTTTGATATAATTGCATTCATTTCGTTATTGTCTCTAAATGTAAACTGTCCTAAGCGTCTAGTTATGTTATCTTCATGATTTTCATATATATCAGAAGCTATAATTCTGATATTATTACTATACATTTTATCAATAATTATTACAGTCCTCTCAAATTTAGGTTTAGGTTTCTCAGTAATCTTATAGACTGCTTCACATTTCTGTGAAAGTCTAGCAGAGCCTTCGGCAGGAAGAGGAAATTTAGAGTGATTATCTACTAGATAAATTTTATTATCTTCTGTAACTTCTACAGCTACCACATGTTTAGGAACTAATATGATATACATTCCATGCTTTGTAGATAGAGAAGATAAATTTCCAAATAATGTATAACTTGTTTTATTTATTGGAGTCATATCAAATCTTAATCTTTTGAATGCTTCAATTAAATATTTTACTTCTACTGCTCTAACTTCTGCCCTTCCTGTTATAGACATTATAATAGAAGCACATTCATCTGTTGACTTACCTGTTAATGCAGACATCACAGAAGGACCACAATATTGATTAAGACCAAAGTTCACTTCTTTAAGGCTTGTCACAGACTCCAGGCCTTTCTCCCTTTTGTTACAAGAATCTCAGCAAGCTCTTTCATCAAACTCTGCTGATTCCATTGAATCTCTTTCTTATCCATCGTAGCCGCAACTATCGCACGTTTTATTTCAACAAGTTCAGTAAAGTATTCATCTATCGTTCCGCTGGCTAACATATAAGTTATAGACACGTTATTTAATTGACCAAATCGATGAAAACGTCCTTCAACTTGTTCTTCATTAGCTGGATTCCATTGACGCTCTAGGATAATCGCGTCGCTACAAAATTGAAGATTAAGACCCTCTCCGGCAGCTAATGTGCTAGCAATCATCAGCCTTCGGCTGGAGTCTGATTTAAACTCTTCTACAAGCCTTGTTCTTGCATTTCCATCTAAGCCTGAATGAAGAACGCAAACCTTACCAAAATCACCCTGCATACACCATTCATTTAACTGAGATTCTAACATTCCCATTACATCTTGATGGTGTGTGAAGATTACTATCTTTCTATCTGTTGATAAGAGAAATTCAGTAGAGAAATCGATACACTCTGCTACTTTAGATATCCCGGTGATGTGTCTTAATTTAGACATGATAGCTATTGTATTAGTTGCTTTCTCAAATTCACTTTCGTCTGAATATAGCATATCATCTAACTCTTGCAGAGCCGCTGCATATGCTTTATTTAGACGCCTATCTAACTCTACGTGGTGAAATTTTCTATCTATTGAAGGAAGATCTGGCAGGACGTCGGCTTTAGTGCGACGAATTATGATATCTTTTGTATCTTCATGAAAGCGTTCTACGTCTTTTAATCCACCTATTTTCTGTCCCCAACCATTACTATAAGCATCACAATAGTTGTCTATATATTTCTGGTAGTGTGGAAATAGTGTAGGTTTAGTCAGATTAAGAACAGTGAAATACTCTCCAGCATTGTTCTTAATTGGAGTGCCAGACATCGAAATAATGTGTTCTGTGCTCTTTGCAATCCTCTGACAAGCCTTAGCTCTATCAGAGAGATGATTTTTAATTCTCTGACATTCATCTATGATTATAGTCTTTATCATTCCTTCTGGTAAATACTCAAATAAATTTTCTTTCTTTAACATATCATACGTAACTATATATATTTGAAATCCAGGCATTGCACGTTCTTTTCCTGATTGAATAACTTGAACTAGAAACTTTGTATCTTTTGCTCCGTCAACACAGCAGATACGATGAATCTCAAACATCCATTGTAATTTGACTGTGGAGGGACATACGATAACGGCTGGCAGCAGCTTCGCTGGATGAAGTTTTAATAGGGATAATGCTTCTATTGTTTTACCTAAACCTTGCTCGTCAGCTATGATGCAACGAACATTTGACTCTTCTGCAAACTTAACTGCATCTATTTGATATGGTCTTGGTTTACAGCCGTCACTAAATACTATTGAGTTGTAGTCTTGTTCTTGTGAAGCGAGAGCTTCAGAATGAAGAATGTGACCACAAGCTAATTTGATAATTATTGTCTTTCCTATTTTTAGGCGAGACTGCTCAACGGCGATCTTTTTACAAGTAGGACATTCTTGACGGATGATTTGAGTGAGGGCCATTAGAGCTTTCTCTTTATTCGTCCTAATATAGATTGATAACCATCCACAACATACGCAATATGCAGCTTTCTCTCTAGGTCAAGAAGAGAAAGATAAATTGTTTCACAACAATCTGATTGCACTGCATTCTTACTAAGATTATTATCATCTAAATATAAAATAGATTGATAACCATCCACAACATATACAATATGCAATTCTTGATGTAATCCTAACTTCTCGTGCAATTTGATTAGGTCTGTCATTGTTTCTTCTCAAATGGATTGAATAGTGGTTTGCTTTCTTCTACACTGTCCTGCTTCGACACTGCTTCGACACTTTTATTCTTTATTCGTCCTAATATAGCTCCGGCTGACATCAACTTCGTTGCATCTGATGTTGATATTCCGAGCTTCTCTAATCCGGCTTGAATTTTCTCCATCTTTGTCATTCTTTTCTGTCTATCTTTTATTGCATTGATAGCATTAGTTGTAGCTTCGTCAGTATTTAAACTACGTTCAAATCCTCGCACTTCGCGCTCGGATTTCTTTCGTCCACGCTCTTCGTCATCAACGGCCGTTAGTCTTGCTCGCGCCTCAAATGCTATCTTAGCTAACTCTTCTCTATGTGCTCTGAGTTCTAGAATCTCCATATCTTTTACTAATATCTTCTCATGATTAAATAGTTGACTAAATAGTTCCTCTTGCGGAGTCATCTCTATTATCCTCTCGCTCACTTCTCTAACTCGATGAACATAATTGAACCCTGCAGCGACTATGTTTAATGCAGCAAGAGAAGGCACTGAATACTCATCTCTATCCAATGCCTTCTCTACTTCTACACTACTTCTACACTACTTCTATTGCTGCTCGTTCACAGAAACGAACTTAATCGTTCTGGTCGCCTTCAGTAGAGTTGCCAGCTTGAATACTAACGAAGCCGGAATTTCTACTTCGTCGTATTCTACTTCTCCTGCGGCTCCTGCAATTGGTACTCCAGCAGAAGAAATGAGAACCTTTCCATTCTCCTGTATCTTCGCGTGAATACCAAAATGCTCAATGGTTAACGGTTGGTGAACATACCTCTTAATCTTTCCAACATTGTCTTCGTCTCTCAATTCTGGAGTGTTATGGAATGCCATTGTTTTAACCTCTCTCTTTACTCGCTATTAGAGCTTAATTGCTCTCTGCTTCGCAGATGAAAGAATCTGTAAAGCAGGCAGAAATTAATCTCTTAATCTTTAGTTAATTGCTCTATCTAAATTCTCTGTATGAGTTAGTAACATATGGTTCAACAATCTCTCTGCTGCTGCATCTCGAAAACCTTGTGCATAAATACGCAGAATCATAATTGTCATTAACTTAATACTAAGTTCTTTCAACTCCTCTGTGTCATCTCTGTTAGCTTTCAATAATAGGCCTACTATTTCAGTAGCTTCTTTCTCTGCTTGTTCTAAATTCATTCTTCTCTCCTATAACATCTTAAACTTGGTTTACTCGGCGAAACCGAATCAAAGCATATGAAATAGTGAAAGTGGTTTACAGCGTATTTCACAGAGTAATACCAACATGGATAACTAATCACTCGCTTGCAAAGAGCACAGCGAATTTGTAAGTTAGATAATGCTGATAGTGCTAGCGGCTGAGAGAGGATTAGAACAGACTTACGTCTGATTGTCTGCTGAATACGTGGAGAACCTGAAGACTTGTCAAGAATACTGTCAACATTTATGTTTAGTTTAATCTCTTCGGCTTTACCATATTTAACTATTGATTCTAGAATTTCATCCCTCAACATACTTTTACCTGGACAGACGTTGACCGTTGTTGACAGACGTTGACAGACGTTGACAGGTGTCCTCGGACGTTGACCGGACCCCGTAAGTCGTTGATTCTAAAGGACTTAGGTTCAGTTTGTTTCATGAGGCAACGTGTCTACCTGAGAGTATAGCATACCTGGGGTGGGATGTCAAGTGTCCTATGTTGTGGACACTCTTGGTATTTCTCTTATATATATATAATAATATATATAAAAATATATAATAAAAAGAATAGAACACACAACTACCCCTTTAACCCCACCCTACCCCTACCGACACACCCTGACGCGAACATGTTCATTTCGTCTGTAAGTCATTGTAAACGCAACGACTTAGCGACTGTTGCGAGCATCTGTCCACACCTGGCAACGTCTGGAAACGTGTGTCAACGTGTGTCAACATTTGTCAGGATTAGGAACCTCTCTCGTCTAGTTACAATCTTAGTGCTTGACATTCTCCATACTCTTTGCTATACTTCTCTCATGGCAATCAAGCCAGTGAAGGAGACGAAAATGAGCGAAGACGAAAAGACGGCACAAGAGCTTGCACTCGATTTGATGCAGGCCGAAGCGGATGAGAAGAACAAGGCCCGAAGCGGAAAAGGAACGCGAGTTGCAGTCGGCCAGACGAGAGGACGCAATCCACAAGTTATTTCTTGGGAGCGATTCGACGACCGACTTCCTGAGACTCTGCCGAAGACTCTCAGTGAGTTCATGGAAATTGCCAAAGTCTCTGACGAAGTAACAATCGTTTCCTATCTACTTGATGGTTACAATTCCGCTGCTTACACTGCCGCTTCTGACCCTGTAGCAGAGTTCGTGGACCCAACGTGGAACGAAGACGTTCAGAAGCAATTCCGTCTGGTCGTTAGGAACTACAGCAATGCAACTGGCGTTTCAATCGAAGATGCTGTTGCTCTTATCAAGCCGGGAATTGTGAAGTCTCAGTCTGCTGCGAAGTAAGAACCTGCTAGAAATGACCGGAGAGTGTAAAAGCTTTCCGGTCATTCCCGCCCTTATTCATCATCCTGCGAAGCAGCGTAGTAATCAAGTGGGACTGTCTTGAGACTTCCACGCGAAGCGTGATGCTGTTCTGTTCTAACAGCGCCAAAAGCGGCTACAACAGGAATGAACATCGGCATTCCAAGCAAGTCTACATTAGACTGCCACTGCCTTGCCGGCTTGCCGGTCAGAGAATACATTGCAGGTATTGTCCCACAATTCTGGCAGTGAAGACGTGAAGAGTGATTGATTGAGAGACAGATTGAACACTCATACATGATTAGTTCTCCTCTTTTTTGATATGATGATTTGACTAGCGGCCGCAAGCACAGTGCTTGTCTAGCCACTGCAACATGATACGACGACGATACCACTTGAAACGAAGTAGAAACAATTCAATCATTTCTCTATCCTCCTATATATACTATCGGCAGTATAACAGAAACCTTTAGAGCTTGTCAACCTACAAAATCTAGTGTCCCATCCCCATACCCCCACTATATCTAGTGGATGTTAATGGCCTTACAGTCCGGACCATTAAGCACTCTCTAATGAGAATTTTAATGAGAGATATAATCATTAATTTTAATCATTCTTTATTAATCGAGCGAGTGAAGCGAACGAGAAGAAAAAAAATAAAATTAATAAAAACATCTGAAAATTTCAGAACACACGAATTTATTAACAAAAACCTACTTGACAACGTCTGGAAACGTGATACACTAGTGAGGTGATGGAAAAGTGTAGGAATTCAAGATGATTATAGATAATAAATCAGCCGTTGCTCGATTAGCATCCCCAATGAATTTGATAAATCAGTTACGTAATACAACAGCTAGTAATAGAAAATCTGCTATGAGCTTATTTGGAATAGGAAAGAAGAAAGAAGAAATTATTCCATATCATAGACAAACTGCTGTAATAGAATTATGGGATAAGATACCTGAGAAAGAAATAGATTTTAATCCATTCAAGCCACAAGCTCCTCCACTTGAAATTGTCCCTCCTCCAGTAACAAATCTAGATAGCATCCTAGAAAATCATGAAGGTCAAATCAAACTTGGTTTGGCTCACGATAATGCATTAGACTTATTAACTAGATCTATAGGTATGTTGTCAGTTAAACTTGATGAAGTTTCCGCAGCGAAGCTGCCTACTGTGATAACGGCTGCTGGTAAAGTCGTAGAATCTATTCGTAAGGAACGAATTGCAATCAGAGCAAATGGTAGCGATAGAGAAGTTCACTATCATTTCTATACACCAAATCAAAAGGTAATTAAGGATTTTGAGGTGATTGATGTTGGAGGAGTTTGAAAGTGCCAACTGATACTTCTGTGTTTCTATCAACAGCCGGTAGCGCTGTTGGAATGAGCTTTCTCATAGAAGCTCTTAAAGGATCTAATTGGTTTCCTTGGTTAACAAT